TCCATCAGAATTATGAGGATCTCCCGTTCATGCGGCGTCGGGAGTTCCGTAGGCGTGACGAATTTTTCGGTCATGTTATGCTTTTCCTTTCTGAAATCTTATCCACCAGCACATCGACCACCGCCCGGACGCCCGAGTGATACCCATAGTGCTGTTGTTCGAGTGTTGCCAGGGCCTGCTCCACGCCAAGACAGCGGCGTTTTTCTTCCTCCAGGCGCTTGGTCAGCACGTCGATTTGCGCCCTGAGCGCGTCTGCAAGGCAGTCTTCGATGTCTGCGCAACTGGTGTTCTCCACGGTCTCAACCATGTTTATTTCTCCTCGTTATCTTTTCCAAAAGTGTCTCCAGGTCTTCAACCACCACGACGGTCACCCGCAGGGCCAGCACGATGGCCACCGTCCAGCACAACGCGCCGATGCCCCAGAACATGAAGGTCATATCAAGTTATCCTCTTGTTTAGGGTCCGGGTTAAAGTCGCAGTACACACCATCCCACAGGTGGCGCACTTCCAGGCGGTCCAGTAGCGGCCATACGGATCGGTCTTGCCGATTACTTGACCGCCGCACAGGCGGACCCAACAAAGCAGCCAGCGCCATCTCCATAAAGGTTGCTTGGCCAATGTTCTCACCACCCTGTGTCATAAGAATTATCCACCAACTTCACCAAGAATTCCTGGCCTTTTTTCATATCATCTTCGGTGAGGGGGTGGGGGTTATCATTTCAATCCCTCCTTATCACAACAGCATAACCCCAGGGCTTCGGGGCCTCGATCTCCCAGGCCTCCAGCTTGAAGTCATCCCAACTCACCGTCTTCGAAATAAACCGCTTCAACACTGGCCGGGCATATCCCATAGTGAGCAAGCAAACCTCGGCCAGCCTGTACCCTTTGACCAACCCCATGGTGTCTTCCGCGGCCTTCTCGCGGGTCTTGTCGGCGTGGTGGACGATCTGATCGACCTGGAGTTCTTTTTGGCAGATGATCCAAGCAGGGTAGCGCTCGTCTATGGTTTGGGCACGAGCGAGCCCGCTGAAGAGGAAATACAGCACGAGGCCGACGATCACCCAGAGGAGTTTTTCGTGTATGTCTTTCATGAGTTTTCAGCTTCCGTCATGATTATATGTTTCATCCGGTCCAGGGCCCAGAGCAGGTCCTTGCGTTTGTAACTGCAGCCGTCGAACCAAATGGTGTCGTCTTCCATGAGGAGTAGAACGAAGGCGGCAGCTACCTCCTCCTTCTCAATTTGCTCCTCGGCGGCTCGAAGCAGTGCAATCGGCATATGTGCCGGGGTGATGTCATCCTGGCTCATCGAACTCATCCTCCAAAGATTGCCCGAGCAATGTTTCGGCGACCTTGCGGACCCTCAGGATCTCGTTCCAGCCGTGTATGGGGTTACCAGATCCGAAGGGGGAAGGAGGGGGGTTTATACCTCTGATCACCTCCATGAAATCATCCACATTCCAATCCACCGTCGCCAGATACAGCAGGATCTCCAGCTTGGTCTTCTCGTCGGCCTTGACGTTATCGACATGCTCCTGCGCGGAGTTGAGGGGTGCATCTTGTGGTGCCGACACCGTAGGCGGCAGGCTCGGGTGCCTCACACAGTGATTGGCTTGGCAAAGATCACTGCCGCACTGTTGGCCGGTACCACACCATCGGGTTTCCTTGGTGCTAAAGGTGCTCATGATCTCAATTCTCCTCTTTCAAATGTGCCTCGAACATTTTCATGTACTCGCCCCGGTCGTCCACCCTCATCAGGGCCACGTCATCGAGGGTATGATTACAGACCAGGGTCCAAACGTCCACCGGCTGGGTCTGCCCCCGCCGCCAGACGCGCCCGTAGGCCTGCTCCGTGGCGTCCCGGCTCCAGAACGGGTGATAGAACATCACGGTGGAACAATTGACCTCGGGGGCCTGCAGACCGTCCACGCCGTGGGACAGCGAGTTGATCTGGGCTACGAGGAATTGGAAATTGTGATCGGCTTTGAATTGCTCGTTGTCCTGAGTGATCACATAGTGGCACAAGCTGTCTTGGATATGTTGCCAATGCTCCTCGAATTCGTAGTAGATCACGGCGCGGCGACCGTACTGTCTGACAGCCCAGGCCCCCAGCTGAAACCCGCGCATTTCATCGTAGGGCTCAATGAACTCTTCGCCCGTCTCCTCGATCTTGCCGTACATGAACCCTGAAGCCAGCTGCCGCAGCTTCCCTGACTTGACGGCTTCGTTCACGGCCTCTACGTCGCCGTGGACCATGTCTTTCTTCATCTTGTTGTAGATCTCGCGGGTGGCCAGAGGCATATCAAAGCGTAAAATATGCTCGGTCAATGCTGGCAGCTTCTGGGCTTTGGTGTCTTCGATCAGGAACACCATTGGCGCGACACGCTGCATGATCTGCTCAGCTGCACCCTCCCGGAGTTCCCAGTTGTAGCCCAGGTAATCCGAAATAAAATATTTCTCCAGGTAGTTTTGCTTGTTGCGGCCCAGAGCAACCCCGTTGTCGATTATTCTGCACATGGGTTGGAGCTTCTCGAAGTCCTGGCTGACCGGTGTGGCAGTCATGCCCACACGCCACTTGAAGCACTCGGAGTGTTTTTTGTTTTTCAGCTTCTGGGTCTGCTTGCCCGCCGCCTTGGACAGCTCATCAATGATGATGCCGTCCGCGCCGTGGTTCTGGTTCAGCAGCCATTCGAGGTTATTCAGGCTGATGACCCAGACATGGGCGTCGGGGTTAAGCTCCATGCGGCCCTTGCGCTTGTCAGGATGGCCATAGAGCATGGTCACGTTCAGGCCCTGGAGCTGTTTCCATTTAGCCTGTTCCTCGGGCCACCGGGGCAGCACCTTGGGTGGGCAGGCCACGATGACGCGCTTGAGTTCTTTCGCAGATAGGAGTTCCGCCACGGCGGTCAGGCAGATGACCGTCTTGCCCTCGCCCGTGGGAGCCACCAGGATCGAGGCATCGTGCTCGTACAGGTGCGTGATCGCGGCCTGTTGGGTGGGATCAAGATCTTTTTTGGTGAGTTGGGGCCTCATGACGACGGCACCGCCGTGAACAGGATGATCAACAGGATCACCACGCACAGGAGCCAGAAAGCAAATACCTTATTGCGGGTCATTCCATTTCCTCCCTGGTGACCGGCAAATGTTCAGGCTTGCTGCTTTTCAGACCATTTATGATCTCGCTGATCCGCGCGCTGGATGTCCCAAAGCGCCGCCCTACATCGTCCAGGAGCATGTTGGGGTTTTTCGCAACGAAAGCCGTGATCGTGGCCCGCGCTACAGTTGTCAGCGGCGTCCGCCGTTGGGCAGGGGCCCGGCGCTTTGGTTTGGCCCGATGCAGCATCGGGAGCACTATATTTTCTAGCGCGTCGATAATCTTCTGCAAATCTGAAGGATCACGAAGTTGAGGCGCAATGTTTTCTTTGAGTGCATGGATCAATATGGCTAAATTGTTCCGGGCTCTCGGGATGTTGCTGGGGGTGCTTTTTTCTTGGGTCATAATCTGTATTCTCTCCTCATCATTTTTCAAACAATAACTAAGGCTTACTTAACATTGGAAAGATCAAACTATCTATGTCTTCCGGGCTGCGCAGCATTATCGAGATTAATCTGTCCACCTCTTCCTTGCTGCTCAACACCACCACGTACAATTCTACAGCCCGCATCTTCCTATGCTCTCGCTTTTGCAGCTCGGACAGCACACCCTTCCCCGAAGGCGACTTCAGTTCCACGAACACTGCCCGGCCATATTTGGCAATGAGAATATCAGGCGCGCCGCGTCGGCCCTCGAACTTGAGCTTGCGCCAGAGAATGAGATTGGCTTGGCACTTTTTGCGGAAATAGGCTTGCAGTTGGGCTTCGGTTTTCACTTGCCATACCTCTTGCCTGTGCTCACCCCGCCCGTGGCCAGCGGCAAGCCAGCACCCCACCAGGGTTCTTCTACCAAGATCCCGTTCAGGATCTCGCCATCTTCAGGATCCCCGATGCCGATGATCTCATCATGAACATGGCCGATGATATCCAACCCCTCTTCGTCGGCCCTCAACAGACCCTCCCGAAGAATATCCGCCGCGACGGCCTGGACCGTGTTCTGGAACAACAGAGCGCCTCGGGCGTGGTTCCTCAGAGGTGGCTCGCCCGCTGCAGGCGGAAAGTGCGTCTGGAAGGTCGCGCCGACACGTTCTTCATCCCATGGCGTGGTGTAGGGTTCCCAGGCGGGCTTTGGGTAGGATAGTAATCTCTCCGAAGGAAGCTCACACCAGAGGAAGTTTGCGCCGTCTGAGTAGTATTTCACCCGGCCTACCTCGGCAGTGGTGCCCGGTGACCGGACGGCCAGATCGATGGCCTTCTGATATTGGTCCCAGATTTTTTGGGCCCAGGGGTTTACCCCCCGCCACTTGCGCACGATGCTCTCGGCTTCGTCATCATCGAAGGTGATGCCGTAGTTCTTGGCCATGCCGATCAGCGCGGCCTTACCGCCGCCAAATTGTAGGGATAATTCCGCGACCTTGCCGGATTGGCGCAGGTCATCATCGATCTCGGATTGCTTTTTGTCGAACATTTCGGCGGCGGTCACCACGTAGGTGTCTTCGCCGTTGCGATACAGGTCCAGTTTCTTCTCGGCGGTTTCACTGTTGGCCAGCCAGGGAGCAACCCGGCCTTCGATGGCCTTGAGGTCCACCCAGTACAGACCCTCTTGGTGTGTGATCAAGGCCCGGAGCAGCTTGGCCATATAGGCGGCGGGGTGCTCCAGGGGTGTCTGCTGTAGGACATCTTTGATCAGCGCCTCGGCCATGTTTGCACCGAACACGTTTCGGATCATGTTGTGGGGTTGTAGACCTTTGCCTGAAAATCTTCCCGTGCGGCCAGCGCCGTTCCACAGAAAGCAATTGAATACTCGCCCGCCAATGTTCTGATGATGGGCCACCGAGTATTTTTTCAGCGCCGCGGAACCGGCGTTGTCGATGTACTCCAAAAGTTCGCGGGCGTCGGCATCCAGGTCATCGCAGTTCATAAGGTAGCGCCGATGGTCCGCGTCAAGGGAGGTTTTCTTTTCGCCTTTTTTGTAGACCTCCAGGAGCTTCAATTGAGCTTCGGTGAGCTTCGGAAACAGCCACGCATCCCGCGCCTTGCGGGCCATGTGCTTGGCCATCGCGCCGCCTGTCAGCTTGAATATCTGTTTGTCGGCATCTGCCGCCACGTCGTTGGCGTAGCCCAATGCTGCATCTGCGAAGGCCGTGTCGATCGGCAGGCCGCGCTCGTTGATCTTGCAGGTCAAATGATACTCGGCCCACTCATCGTCGGTCAGGGTCCGACACGACTTGACCAGCGCCCACATGACCTCGACATCGAGAATGTTGTATTCTTTCATCAGCTCATCGTCGCCGGGCTTGAACTCGGTGAGATGCCCCGGCGCGCAGTATTCGCGGATCAACCGGGTGCCTGCTGCGTGTTTCTGGTACGGCAGGCCAAGGCCTTTGGCGGCGGCGTCGAGGCCACCGGCAAAGCCGTTCGTTAAGGCTATGGCCATGGAGCAGCGCCACTGCGTGGTGGCGGGGGCGTCAAAGCCGTAGTCAGGTCCAATCACATAGTCGAACAGCCAGCGTTCGAAGTCGGCGTTGTGGGCCATTATTCGCCCGCCAGATTTGATATGATTGATTATTTTTTCAGGGAAAGGCTTTGCCGTGGGCATCATGGCGTCGGACCACCAGAAATCCACCTCTTCATCATTGAAGGCCCAGGCCATGCAGATCACCTTGGTGCTCTGATGCACAGCGTACCGCGCCAGACCATGCTTGATCAGGTCAACGTCGGATTGGGTTTCGATGTCCAGGTAGAGCAACTGTTTTTCCCTCTCGATAAAAGTTGCCGGGCTTTGACCTCCCTGCCCGGCGAAGGGTTGCACCCTAGCTGATCAGGGAGTTTACTGATCAGCTAGGCAGGTCACGCCGCAGAACGGCGGCGGCGGCGGCGCGGAGCATCTTCCGCAGGTTTTTCAGCTGCGTCGGCCTCTTTCGAGGCCTCCTTGGGCTCCAACTCGGGATCGCCTTTGGCTTCAGCTTCAGCCGGTGTTTCGGCTTCCTGCTCCTTGGCAGGTGCGGCCAGGGCCTCCGTTTCCTCGGCCAATTCACCGGCCTGATTGCGCCAGCCCACGATGTCCATTTTCGGGGGGTAGATCATCTCGCCGTCTTTGTGCTTGTTCTCGTAAGGGGTATCGTGCCCCAGCACAACGACCGGAAACAGGAACTCGGCTTCGGTCTGTGCCCGGGCCATGGTTTGTTCCAGGACGCCGTCGAGGCACCGCCGACAGCCGTCCGTGGCACCTTCCCAGGTGATCTGAATGGCCGCTTCATCGTCGGTCTCGCCCAATAGAATGAACTGCACACCCCGGGCTTCCCCAGCGTACTGCATATTACCCCGCCGATCTTCCATCGGAGGGAGCTTGTCGGGCAGGGGCTGCAGGAACGATGCCATGGACTTGGTGACATCGCGATCCACCCAACGGTGCCAGCCGTGGGAGAAAGAGCTGGTGATCAAGGTGACCTCCAGGCCGTTCAGGTCTTCGTTCTCGCGGCCAAAAACCCAATCGCCGTCATACGAACCATACTTGGCAAACTGCCCGCCACCTTGCACGGTCGGGGTAACTTGCACCTTGTTGACCAAGGCGTCTTGGAGTGCGGGACCTGTGCCCGCGATAACTGGAAAATTCGGCATGTTCTTTCTTTCTCTGTTTCTCTGTTTGTTTGAGTATTGACCAGCAAATGCTGGGGTAGTCAGCCTGAACCCCGGCCACCTGTTTCCAGGCTCCGGGGTTGGGCGGGTTGTCCGCGATGTTGAAGATGCTTAGTTAGAGACGATAACTAGAGACGATCCGGCGCACTCCGTTTTCATCTTCGGCGATCTCGCAATAGGGCACGAAGGTTATGGCTTCGGCCAGCGCATAGGTGCCGTCGATGTTCCGCTGTTGCGTGGTGACCTGTACCACACAACCCCTGAACTCACGGGTGTGTCCCTCTGCGGGGGCGACCTCCATGGCCTTGGTCGATTTCGTCCAGCCTTCTTTTTCGGAGCTGGCCTTGCAGATCAGCTTGAAGGTGTCGTCGTCGCCGAAGGTGACCACGTCGGGCACGTTGACCTTGGGGCCGGAAATGTCGGTGTTGTGGAGGGTTTTGTCGTTCATTTGGTTTGATCCTTTTCAACCAGTTTTTTCAGGTTCTCCGGTGCCGAAGGCACCACGGCGTCCCGGTCGTCATCCGCCCGCGCCAGTGTGGTACCGGAAGATTTGCTCTCGATCAACGAGGCCAAGGTGAATTCTTCCTTGTCGGTCTTCAACTTTTTGAACTTGAATTTCTTCAGGGCCTTATCGACCTGCGGCGCGGTCATCAGCTTAGACGCCACGATGTCTTTTTTCTTGGCACCGTGGGCGATCAGTTGGGCCTCGGCATCAGCTTCATCAATGAATGCGCGCTTGCCCTTCTTGTCCACGATCTTCCAGCCGGTCACATCGACACCGCGACCGATTTGCACATAGAGTTCGGACTTGACGGCGTTGACCCAGTCTTCGACTTCCTCGACCACGTCGGCGGCGAGTTGGAGATGTTCCTTGGAGCGGGCACCCAGGACCAGGGCCTCGCTGACCTTGAAGCGTTTGGCCTCGCAGAAAGGACTGGCCGGGCAATATTTACAATGCTCACCAGCTTTGAGGGTGGGGTTGTCGGACAGAGCGTTCTTGATGGCGGCGTCCAGGGTAACCCCGAAATCTTCCAGGGTGGTGAGGTCGCAGGACCAGCGGAACACGACACCCTTGAGCGTCGGCTGAACAATGACGAACTCAACTCTTTCGACCTTATTGAAAAGGTCTTGGGTTCGCGGGTCCGTCCATGTCGCGATGCCGCCGAATTGCAGCTGGGCATTTTCTTCGACCTTGACCTTATGCCGCCCGAATTTGTAATCCAGGAACAGCAGCACCTTTTCATCATGGGACAATCCCAGTAGATCGATGGAGGTGCCTGCTACGTCAGGTATGATCTGGACAAAACTTTCCAGTTCCATGGTGTCGATGTCGAGTTCATCGAGGAGAGCTTCTGTCTTGGTATGCGCAATCTCGGAGAGCGTCAGATCATCTTCACCGAATACGCGCTTGGTACCCTTTTCGGTGTACTCCAAACCCAGGAAGTCTTTCGGCGGCTTGTTGGCCTGCTGGGTCTTCTCCATCACCGTGTGGTGCATACTGCCGTCGATGGCGGCTTGTCCAGGCGGGCTTTTGGGGAGGTCTTTGCAGGCTTTGATCCAGCCAGGGCAGGCCAGGGTCCGGGCAGCGGTGGACCCGCCGATGTCGAGATGCTTCATTTCTCTGTTTCTCTTTTCTCTGTTTCTGACGACGGATGTGTCTCACGCCGCTTCCGCAAGGTTACGGCGTGTTTGAATATCTTGTCAAGTGTGACATCTGTCACTCGGGTTTTTTTGAGGCGTAGACGGCCAAGGAAGGAGGGGTCATTGAACAGCTCACGCCCCAAGCGGCTGGCGGGGATATCGAATTCCTTCACCATGGCTTCGAATTCTTTGATGGCTTCTTGTTTAATGCCCATGTTTCGAATTTTTCTGTTGACTTGACTGTAGGGCGCACCCTACATTGGGGTTCGAATTTACGCAAGAGGAAAAATTCATGTCGCAATCTTACACCGAACAATTCGACGCCAAGGCGGCGAGCATCACCGAGGAGCGGGGTAAAGAGTACCCTGAACCCCTTGCTGACTTCACGCGCGTGGCCATGATCAAAGACGCGCTGAACAACTGCAAGAACCCGCCCGTGCGTCATGCCCTGGAGATGATCGGCGTGAAGATGGTGCGGTTGGCGCATAACCCCGATCACATAGACAGCATCATCGACATCGCTGGGTACGCCCGCACGATCGTCATGGTGCTGGACAAACAGGCTGAGCAAGCTAAGGCGCGGGTACAAACCCGGGTGTCAGGTATCGAAGTGACAGGTGAGGCTAAGCTGCAAAATCAGTTTGAGCAATTTGGCACCGTGACTTCAGAATAAGCCATGCCCAAAGTCACCCAAAAACTCGTCACCCCGGAGTACCATGAGGGCCAGCAGGCCTATGCTCAGGGCCACGCGCTGACGACCAATCCGTACCTGAGCGGGACGACTAAGTCAGGCGCGCTGTGGTATTGGATGTTTGGGTGGCAGGATGCCCTGGCCGATGACTTCCGGCAGATCAAGCAATTGCTTGTGAGTGATGGTCGGCCAATAAACAAATCGGAGATGAACTAATGCAGAAAGAGATTGATGCCCTGTTCGGCGACTTCACCGACGCCTACACCGTCCTGAAGGGTCAGACCACGGTCCTGGACCCCGACGACACGGCGCTGGTGATCAATGGAGCCGGGAACCTGCAGCTGTTTTTGCCGGAAGACGGTGAGGTCTCTGACCGGGGGTTGGCTTTGGTGGAGATCTTCAACGCCATGTGCCGGGACGCAGCTGGGACGCGCAACAAGCAAGGCCAGCCGCTGCCCGAGAACGCCGAGTACCAGGGCTTCACGGAGCCGTTCGTGGCAAAGATGAAGGGGAGGGTGGGGTAATGTCTCAGTCTAACACCGTAAAAATGAATTTGAAGATCTCCGAGGATCTGAAAGCCAAGCTGGAGGCCGAGGCCGAGGCGATGGACACCACGCAGGCCACCATCATACGCAGTCTGCTGACGGCGCACTTCAACGCGGACGTTGATCTATGTATCGGCGATCCAGTCGAGATGCAGACGACTGGTGAACTTTCGCCGGTCAATGATGAAGCCGAATATCGGCGGGGGGTTATCGAGGCCTGCACGAGAATGGCTCGATCATCCCGGCTGGGTATGAAAACGGCATTGGGCACTACAATCGGCGAAGACATCGCCAAACACATAGAACAGGAATTATTGGGATCATGAGTAGTATTTCGGATCAAATCTGGCGGGCCAAATATCGTTTCGTTTCGCATGATGGCCTTGTTCATGAAGATGACGCTGGAGAAACTCTACGCCGAGTGGTCAATGCCGCATTCCATAATGACAGAAGTGACCACTCGGCGTATATCGATGTCATGGACGGAGTGCTCGACCATCAAATCGTCCCAGCTGGCCGGATACTCACGGGCCTGGGCACCCCGAAGAACACCACCTCTAACAATTGCTTTGTCATGGACACCCTGCCCGATGACATGGATGGCATTATGCGGGTTCTTTCAGAAAGCGCCCTGACCATGCAGATGGGCGGCGGCATTGGTGTGGACTTCTCGACGCTGAGACCCAAGGGCGCGCTGCTGATGCGGACCCACGCCGAGGCCTCTGGCCCCCTGCCGTTCATGGATATGTGGGACGGGATGTGCAAGACCATCATGTCCTCAGGCGAACGCCGCGGCGCGATGATGTTCACCCTGCGCTGTGATCATCCTGATATTTTTGACTTTATTGAGGCCAAGCACACGAAGGGCCGGTTAACCAATGCCAACTTGTCGGTGTTGATCACTGCGGATTTTATCGATGCCGTGAAGCATAACCGATCCTGGGAGTTGGGTTTTCCGAAGCCAATGAAAGGGCTAGAAAACAACTTTATCATGCGAGATGGTGAGCCTTGGTACGTCTACAAGATCCTCGACGCCCGGGATCTCTGGGACAAGATCATGCGCTCGACCTATAAATATTCTGAGCCGGGGGTGATCTTCATCGACCGCATCAACGATGAAAACAACCTCCAATACTGCGAGACCCTGGCGACCACAAACCCCTGTGGCGAACAGCCGCTGCCGCCATATGGCGCTTGCCTGTTGGGCGCGGTGAACTTGGCGAAGTTTGTGAAGAACCCGTGGACTGAGAGCGCGGCTATTGATTATAAAGGCATCGAAAAAGCTGCGGAACTTGGGGTGCATTTGCTGGACAATATTCTCGATGTCAGCAACCACACCTTGGACCGACAGAGCGAGGAAGCCCTCGACAAACGCCGAATTGGTTTGGGCGTCATGGGGTTGGCATCTTTGCTCCAGCAATGTGGCATTCGCTATGGGTCCGACAAGGCCGTGGAAACCACGAAAAGGATTTTCTATGAACTTCGTGGTGGAGCTTATGCCAAATCCATTGACCTTGCTAAATCAAAAGGTCCATTCCCGGCTTTCACTGATGAGTACCTTAAACAGCCTTTCATCCAAGCTTTACCTCATCACTTGCAGATTGGCATCGCCAAACACGGCATCCGCAACGGCGTGATCCTGACCGTCGCCCCGACCGGCACCACGGCCATGTTCGCGGGCAACGTGTCCTCGGGCATCGAGCCAGTATTTGCCCACCAATATACAAGGAATTTTCTGCAGGCTGACGGCAGCTTGAAGCCGCAGGAGGTCACGGACTGGGGTTGGGGTGAGTATTGTAAAGCTAAAATGTTGAGCCAGGAATGGGCTCTGGAGCACCAGTACAGCGACCATATTGCCGATTACATGGTCACCACCGAAGACTTGACCGTCGAAGATCATCTCGAAATGCAGGCCGCGGCGCAGAAGTACATTGACGCCTCGATCTCCAAGACCATCAACTGTCCGCCTGATATCAGCTTTGAAGATTTCAAGGAGGTCTACTGGCAGGCCTACGAAATGGGCTGCAAGGGCTGCACCACGTATCGGCCCAGCGACACGCGCGGCGCGGTGCTGGAAACAAAACCAAAGACCGAGGCTGAACCAGAGCTTGAGAATATCGCCGAGCCTAACGACCGCCTGCCAGTCATCCCGGATGTGCTGCCGGGAATGCGTTACAAGTTCAAGCCGGGCAACGGCGAACATGCGTTTTATGTCAACATCACTGACATCGAAACCTCCACTGGTCGTGTGCCCGCCGAGATCTTCATCACCACCAAACATCAAGCAAGCCAGGAACTGGCTCAGGTCATGGGCCGCATCCTGTCGGCCATCTTCCGCCGTGGCGGCAACGTCGAATTCATCGCCGAAGAACTACAACAGATCGCCGCGCCGGGCACGGCGTTCTGGATGGATGGTCAGCACGTCGGCTCAGCGTCGGCTGGCGTAGGGCTCATGCTGCAAAAGCATATTCAATCTTTGGCTGGTGTAGGCCCAGGCTTAGCTAAGCACATTCAGGAGTTGGAGAAAGAGGAGACAAAATATGAAATGACAGAAGTCTCCCAGACCATCACGGTTGACCCTAACCTGGGGTCTTGCCCTAATTGCCAGCAATGGACCTTGGCACACCATGATGGCTGTGAAGAGTGTTTATTTTGTGGCTACACGAAGTGCGGATAAACAGAGAAGAGGAAAAACAAAATGCTAGGCGCAATTGCCGGTGACATCATCGGCTCGGTTTACGAACACAACAACATCAAGAGCAAGGATTTCGATCTGTTCCGGGACCATCTGGACAGACGCCCCCTGGACACCACTGAGGGCCGACCGGATGGCCGGTGCTTCTTCACCGATGACACCGTCCTGACCGCCGCCGTGGCGAAGTGGATGCTGTCGGATCGCGAAGCTAACCTGTCGGACCTGCTGGCCAGCTGGGCCTATAGGTTCCCCCACCGGGGTTATGGGGGGTTGTTCTCCGAGTGGATGAACTCCTGGCACCGGAAGCCGTACAACAGCTTCGGGAACGGGTCCGCCATGCGGGTAAGCCCCGTGGCTTGGTTCGCGCGTAGTGTGGGAGAGGTTTTGGATTTGGCAAAGCAATCGGCTGAAGTCACCCACAACCACCCTGAGGGGATCAAGGGCGCACAGGCCACCGCACTGGCCATCTGGATGGCGCGTGATAGGACCCCCGCTCACCCAAATCCCTACCCCTACAAAGATGGGGCCTTACCCGACATCATCCGTGAGGTCATCATGGACAAATTCCATTACGACCTGACCCAGACCGTGGACGAGATCCGCGATGGCTACGAATACAACGAGACCTGTCAGGCCACCGTGCCCCAGGCCATCACCTGCGCGCTTGAGGCCACGAGCTTCGAAGACGCCATCCGCAACGCCGTGTCGATCGGCGGCGACAGCGACACCATCGCGGCCATTGCCGGGAGTATTGCCGAGCCAATGTTTGGAGTACCCGCGTCGATCTGCATCAAGACGCTGCTGTACCTGCCTGAAGAAATCCGGGATGTGCTGGTGGAGATGTGGCAGGTCACCGCGCTGCCGGAACCGCTGCCTCGTGAAGTGGAGGAGGTTGGAGAGGTTGAGTGATGGTCGAGGAAAAAGAAGCCGTTAACCACCCCGCGCACTACGGCGGCGAAGATAACCCCTATGAAGCCATCAAGGTGATCGATGCCTGGGGCCTCGGTTTTTGCCTGGGCAACACCGTGAAGTACATCGCCCGAGCAGGATACAAGACCAGCGCCGTGGACGATTTGAAAAAAGCGCGCTGGTATCTGGATCACACAATTAAAAAACTGGAGAGAAACAATGGATAAGATTGAAGTTCTGGACCACGGCTTTGTGCGTCTGGTAGACCACATGGGCGCTGCCTCGGGAAGTGGAGGAGGTTGGAGATGATAGAGCTACCAGCTGAAGCCTACGCCGAAGAATGCAAATGTTGTGGAGCCAAACCTGATCCTTGTCCCTTCTGTGGGGCTCCTGCAAAAATATACGGGCAACCTAACGTCAGCTGCTCCAATTTTGATTGTGGAGCCGCAATAGATTTTGGGCATTTTTTTGGTGAGGAAAATGGCATTCCCGCTGAGCATTGGGTGATCAAAGCTTGGAATGCACGAGTTACTGCCGAGCCGCTTCCCGAGCCATCTGCCTAACATCGCGTTGACGGCCTTTTAAGTCCAAAGCTGTCTCCCGATCGATCAACAACTTGGCCCGAGCCACGTTGCCCTTCATGAAGGTTTTCCCAAGCCGCCATGAAGGTGCTTCCTGACCTCGGGCCAGGGCGTTTGAGTAGCGCTTCGAGACATTGGACAGCCTCAGGATCTTACGCACCTGCGTGGTGTTCAGGCCCGATTTCTTGGCGGCGTTGACGATCTCCAGCATGTCGTTGTAGGCGTCCACGCGGATGGCGTCCGCCGTCTCGAAGGCATCTTTCAGCTCATCACGATCACGGGGATTGATGCCCCCCGCGATGTTATAAAGATACTTGTTGGCGTCACCCAGGGCGTCCTTGAAGTCCCCCACCCGGAAATACATGCTGAACTTCGGATCGAAGGTCGAGATCTTCAGGCCGAACATCCCAGCGGCTTCCCACTTCAGATCATACACCCGGCCTGTGGGATCACGATCACCCATGATGGCGTTGGTGATCTTTCTAAGGGGCAAGACCACGCCCGGGCCCATCTGGAAGAACAAGTGCTTTGCGATCTCCCCAGCCTTATCACTGCCCGGCGCATGTTCATTATACACCGGAGCGCCGTTACGCATCTTCTTGTTGACCACGGCCTCACCGATCGCCGTGGCCGCGATGTCAGGCTGCACGAACGGCATTAGGACCTCGGCAGCAGACTGCAGGAAACTGTCCAGCCAGGGTTGGTTCCGCGTCAGGGCGGTCAGGGGCTTGTGGAAGATATTATAGGGATCGATGTAGCTCAGATCGAGGGTGCGCAGCTGACCATCTTTGTTGCGCCCCAAGAACACAATGTCTGAGTTCTTGGCCCAGGGGCCCAGCCCCACCTTGCGCAGAGCTTCTTCCTCGTCGCCGTCCACCCCGAAGGCCGCAGCAGATAGTGCTGCTGCTCCCGCTGCCCAGCCGTGTGCCAGCGCGGTGCCTGCCATGCGCCGGTAGGCTAGGTTCTTCAGGTCAGGATCAGCCAGATCTGATTTGATGAGCTTCAGGTTGTTGGCCGAAGTGCGGATGATCTCGGAGGAGAACGCCACGAAGGGGCCCACCAGAGGAAGCCTACCTAACCACTTCATGCCGGGCCCCACCAGGGAGTACGTCGGCACGGTGTCCCTGACGCGCTTGGCTACGATAGGCTCGGCCTCGGCGCGGGACAGGTTTGGTTTGGCCTTCATGTAATCGGCCAGCTGGCTCTCAAAGATGATGATCTTCCAGATGTCATCACCCGCGCGGTACAGGTTCGAGACCACCTTGTGGAACTTCTTGCCGCGCGTGGTTATTGGCTCGACAATGTTCTTGCCCACAATGTTCTCTGAATGAAACTCGATGGCATCGAGAATACCTTTGCCGTCTGCCATGAGGTCCTGGACCATCCCGGCGTTCGGGGTGTCGTGGGTCAGGCCAATCTCCACATAGTGATTGTATTGATCCGCGATGCTGCCGCCACGGTTTCTGATCTGGTTGTTCATCATGGCCAGGGCCGGGCCCACCTGCCTGATGTCCAGCGAGCCACCTTGTATGCCAAAGAACGCCGCGGAGGCCACGTTGCGAACCTGCGTGGGCGGCGAGTACAAGATCTTGCCTGCCTTGACGAGCCCGTTGAGCCCTATGATGGTGCCCCACCATCCCAGAGCTGAGTTACTACTCACGGCGTCTTCCATGGCCTGCTTGACCTCGGGCGTGGTCCAAAGATCATTCAGGGGTTCGAGCACCCGGGAGTTGGTCCCGGCCATCTTCATGTTGGCCTCGGGGGGCTGCGTGCCTTCTTTCCAGAGGAAATTCCCGAGACCTTTTTTGAGGAGCCCGTCGAGGAACTCCGTGTTCCAGATCAGCCGGGACATCTTCAACATTGTCCGGGCATAGTTCATCTGGGGGTCTGTATATTCGCCGAGCAATGCTCTGATCTCAGGCGCGATGTCGTTGCGTTTTTTCAGGATGCTCAGGTCTTTGGCACCAAGCGTGCTCTCCTTGATGAGAGCCTCCATGCTGTCGTAGGCCTTGCCCTCGCCCTTGACCAGCACTGTGTAGGTGTGCTCGGCCTTCCGGCGATCGCCGTTGTATTGGTTCAGCAAAAAGGCGTAGCCCGCGTTCCGGGCCTCAGCGGGGATCTTCTTGAACCACAGCGGATCATCAAAAGCCCTGTAGGCCCGCGTGACGTACTTGCCCTTGTTCCTGAGAATGACATCCTGGAGCATCTCAGCCCGCACCGCCGCCGCATTGTCGCCTTTTTTGCCCGCGGCACGCAGTTCCGCGACCTGGGCCCGGAGAATGGCGACGTACTTGTCGGACAGCCCATCGATGCTCTGGCGCATGGCGGCGACCACCTCGCGCATGTCGTCGGGGAGCCTGCCCAGAGAGCTGCCGCCGTGCAGGGCGTCGTCAATGGCCTTGAGTTCAGCCTCTGTCAGCTTGGTGTAGCGCTTGCCATAGCCGGATTTTGCCGCGCGCTCGAAGCTGGCCAGGGCCACGGCCACGGTGTTGTCGATCACCTGGAACTGGTTGTCGCGCATGAGCTTGAGCTTGAACGCGAGTTCAGGCAGTAGACCACCCGGGGCAAGCTGCTTGCGGAACTGCTGCTTGGCCTTGTGCCAGATGGTCTTGTCTTTCTCCGAGAACTTATGGTGGAAGTCTGCCTCGTAGTTGTCGCGGGGTGGGGTTACGCTGAATTTGGGGTCCGACCTGTCGAAGTCTTTATTGAAAGCCGACTTGGCATTGGCTTTATCCCACACGGCGATCGTGTCATGCGGGCCACCTTGGTCTTCGCTGATTAGTAGCCCGTCATAACCATGCTGCTCCAGCAGTTCCACGACATCTGGGCGCTCATAGATCAACCAGTTACCGGTCTTGTGCATCCCTTCATCGATAACCTGAGGCATCAGGGGCCTAAGCAGGTCTTCTACCAAGTGATAGTCTTGGCGCGGGTCGAAGAGTTTCTGGACAGACAAGTACATGGGCAGCGTGCGGATACCACCCGATTGCTCTAAATCAAAAGCATTATTAAATGGCGCGGCTTCGCGTCGAGAGAATTCTGTTGTGGCTGCAAAAGCTGCGTCACCCGCTGTGTCGTGAAACGGCCCTCCGATAACCCCGCCAGCTTGCTCATAGGCCGTATTGAACACGCCTCGTTCACGCTCACGGAGATCATCGCCCATGGCTTTGATCTCGGGGCTGGGCTCCCGTATGCCCCCCGTGCCGCGCATCCAGTTGTTGGCGAACTCGGCGTCCTTGGTGAAGAACAACAAGTTGTCGGGCGCAGCTGGGCGGAACTCATCGAACTCTCGTTTGGTGACATGATAGACTTGTAATGGCTCGCCGTTGGCGTCCACCACTTGGCTATCGCCAAACCACTTCTTGAACGCCTGTGTGGATGTTGGCGGGGCAATGCTGAACTTGGGGAAGCCCTCCGCGCCCACGGTCTCGCGCATTTCGGGGGTGATGTCGAAGTTCCAGACTTCTTGGTCCGTCCCGATATCCGGCGATTTACTGGTGCTGTGCCTTGCACCCGGCAGGGTGACTTTGGTCACTTTACCCCGGAAAGGTTTACCCAGTTTCTTTATGATGTTCCTGATGGTGACATCATAAAAAGCCATCATACCGGTGCCGCCCCTCATCTCGGGTTCGTCCAGTTGGTAAACTATCGGGGGCATTATATGTGCCAGGGCTGTTTCCGCTGCCTCATGGCTCGGGTAAGGTTCAACACTTTCTTGCCCTGTGGTTCTGTCTCTGACAGTGGATAGGGGTACCCCAAACTCTGTAACAACCCAACCCCCATCCTGGGCCACGATATCAAATACCTTGCGCTCCAACTCATACGCCTCTTTGATGGCATCTTCAGTGGCTTGATCTGCGTGCTGGCGAATATCATCCAGGCCAACGGTGTCCCCGTTACCCGCACCGCCGCCAGCTTCTGAATAGCTGCCATTCTCATCTACCCTGTGCAGGGTGAGATCGCCCGGATCATAAACATAATGATCCACGACTTCCCGCTGGTGATACCGATCCGCCTGCACCTCACCCGGCGTCCAGGCCACGCTGTCATAGCCCTCTTCGATGGCCTTCATGAGCACGCGCTTGACCGCCAAGCGGCCCCAGTCGCTGTCCTGGTCCCATGGGATGGCGGGGGGTTTGATGCCTTTGACATCATCAAAAAACTCACCCAAAGGTGTGTCAGAAGGTACCCCATACCGGTCATAAACTTTATTCCATAACTCCGTCATGCCGGGTGTGTAGACAGGTCCATCCTGGCGAGTTAGAGCATTGCGCATCCGTTCATCGGTACGCATATTACGGAGTTCTTTGACATCGGGGTCATTGAAGGCATTAATTTTTTCAACTCTTTCCTCCACCACCCCCGCATTCTCAGCCGCGATAGCCTTGGCTTTTGATGGGTTATTGGTGTTCGCGATGAAATAACCACTACCGCGCGACAACACCACATACCGCGTGATCGTGCCTTCATAGGTCTTTGAGAACCCACCAGCATCCCGCGCCGCCTGCTGCCGGTCACCCTGCATCTCTTCGATGAACAGGATGCGCTTGCCGTTGACCACCCGATCATTGACACGTATGCGGACGACCTTGCGCGTGTCGGCCTCTTGATTGCCGATGCCATGACCCGCTGGCGCGGTCCAGTTCTCGACCTGATCATTGCCCGCGTAGAGTTCCTTGCCGCTCTCCTTGATCATTTGAGCGTGGAGGGCTTCGCGTTGTTCTTGATCTTGAGCTAATTGTTCACGCCCTTCCTTCAATGTGGCGCGCAAGGCTGGGCCATCTATGTTCTCCACTGGCCCATACATCGCATCATCAAGAGCTTTTTGAGCTGCCGCTATCTTGGCGTTCAGGGCTACCCATTCGTTATGGTATTTCTTTCCCACGGCCTCCGTGGGCGTCGTGTTTTCGCTCAGGATCGGCAGCGTGATATAGAATTCACGCTGGTTGGTGCCGCCTGGGAGGGTGTAGCTGCCGCCTGCGAAGACGGGGGTGCCTGCATAGCCTGTTAGATCTTGGCTGCGTGAAGCGGTTTCTTGGTTTCGATCAACGATGTATTCTTCAATTGCTGCTGCTGCTTGCCCCTCATTGGGGTACATATCCCCAATGCGTTCTTGCCCCTCTTCTGCGTTGAACTCTCCTCTGAAAGCAAACCACTCGCCAGTACCTGGATGCCCTTGGGTGAAATATTCCCCATAATCTTCCTGATCTTGATAACGAGTTATGATCTCACTGTCTGGGTCACCTTCTTCGGTGTTCTGCATTCCCATGTCCATGAGGTCCAAAGGTGCAGGATCAAAATCCTGCTCTTGGCCACCCAGCACCACCTCATCCAGCATCAACCCGTTCTGCTGAATAAACGCCAATACTTCTGCCTTGGGTATCCGACCTTTCACACCCCGGAGCATCTCCACCAGCCCCACGATCGTGTCCAGCTCGTCGGGCTTGGCGTGGTTCTTCAGACGCTTCAGCCACATCTTGCCGGTGCCGCTGTCTTCGTTGAAGGTCTCCACGGCCCGCTCGGCTTCGCTGTGGAAGCCCAGTTTGTCTCTGCGCATTGGCGGGGCAATACTGTACTTAAATCCCATGGTCGAGGTGTCGTATCTCGACAAAGCCCCGTACTGCCCTCGCTCCAACACTCGGTACGGCACATCTTGGTAATATTTCTGTTTCGTGCTGTCTTCGATGTTGTAAGTGACCGTCTCTACTTCTTCACCGTAGGCATCATCCAAGCCTCGGGCCAGCTCCCTCATTCGCGCGGGTGAGAGGTCGTACATTTGAACTTCGTTTTGAGCCACCCTGATCTGGCCCAATACTCGTAGGCCATATTCGCGGGCGTCACCCTGACCTTGTGCTATGGCCATCTCTTCAGGGTTGATGGCCAGCCGGTCCATGATGACAGCTTCTGACACGCCTTCCGTGTCGGCCATCTCGGTTATTTTGTCGGCAATGGCACCTAAGTCATCTTCAGTTGGCCCCCATTCTTCCATGGCGCTTAGATCAAGAAAACCAAAGTCAGGATCATTTTCGACGGAGTTGACCACATTGTATCCGGCGTCACGGATGACCAGGGCTTCGTGGTTAAAGTCTCCTACGTCACCATCTGCGTATTCCGCGTATCCATCTTTCAGCCACCACTCGCCACTGACGCTGAGTTTCGGATTACGCGCACGATCCCGGCCAGCATCACGCTGCACCCGGAAATCCAGAGCATCATCGGGCGTGCGGCCCTTGTCTTCCACGGGCTCATTCGGGAAGAACCGCGTGATGGACATATAGGTCACGCCGTCCTCGGTGTATTTCTCCAGGCCCAGGGTGTACTTCCGGTTATCCTCGGGGTCCGTCCAGACGGCCTGGAAGTCATCCTTGTGCGGTGGCTTGGTAACATCGGGCGGCGCGTAGGGCGCGACCGTGTAATCCGGGCCAAACCGCACGCCGATGGCGTTGAGCATGGTCTGGAGCTTCTTGGACATCGGCACCTTGCCGCCAAAGGCCTCGGCGTGGGCTTCCAGCATCGTCTTGCCAAACCCGGCTTCGCCGCCCTGGAACACGCCTTGCTGGAGGATGACCGGCATTGAAGTGGTGTTGTCGAGCCACACGGAGCCGCGATCGAAGTTGCTCTCGGTGCTGCCGATCACCTTGTACGGCACGAAAGCCACCGCCTCATGATAGGCTTGGTGCCCCAGCACGCGCTGCCAGCGCCGGATGGCGTACTTCGGTGCCTCCTCGTCGTCCTTGGCCGTGGGATCGTCCAAGTACGGCATACCAACCTCGGAG